CACCTGGAACTTCAATGACGCCGCCAGGGTTTGCAGCATTGCCAAAATATGAAGCGGCATAAGTATCTGCGGCCATCGCTGAACCCAAAGTGGTGCGGCAGGCAGCAATTGGTGAAAGGCCATAAATTTGACCAGGCAAACGAAAATCAGGAATGTGCAAGATGTCACGCGCTGTTACGCGCTGCTCGTACAAGCCTTGAATATCTTTGATCTTGATGAAATAGACCAGTGGCTCACCTGGTGCTTGGCGCTCAATGCGAACATTGCGTGGGTCAAGAACCCAAGTCTCAGAAACCTCATCGTTGTCATCACGAACAAGAAGAATGTAAGCGTTACCGTTTAGTTTGAATGAGGTAACAATCTGCTCGTAAAACTCAAGTTTAGTTGTCTCAGGGTTTGGGTTTTGAACCCACTTTGGTGTCTCACCATAAACGGCAGCATAAGGAAGCCTTGCGCGACCACGGCGCACATAGGCGTTGACTGGCAACGATGAAACTGTGTCTGATAAAAGGCGCACGCAAGAATAAACAGTTGACATGCGAATGGCTGTCTCTTCATCAACAACAACGCCCGACAGTGTTTCAAACGCTGGGCGGCCTGGAATAAGCGGCTCAAGGAACTGATTATTGTTCATGCGCTTTTCGTTATTGCTGCGAAGTCGGTTTGTTAAACTCATTAGTTAGCCTTCTCTGTAATCCATACAAGAAACACACCCAAGACAACGAGAGCCAAAGGAATTGAAACCATCGCAAGGCCAACGGTTGCAGATGTTGCACCTGCAATCTCGACTGCAAGTGATAGATCAAACTTCTTCATCGTGACTCCCTAGACTTGAATTGAAAAGAATTGAGCAACTGGTGGTGGCGGCAAGAGCGGTTGCGTCGCTCTGTCGTAGCCAAAGATTGATGCAACTGCAGCATCCACTTTTCGGCGGCTGCTAGCTTTGGCAACCATCACGCCACGGCTAGATTGTTTTGTTACGCAGTTGGCAATGTGTCTTGCTAGGCGCTCGTCGCCATCATGCGTGAATGACTCGTTGACTACGGCCTCATAAAACTTTTGCGTTGCAGGCACCATGTTTTGTGCGCTGTTTGGATAAGAGACAACTGGCAAACCCTCTTCATCAAGCACCATAAATGTTCGCTGCCACCTAGCAGGGTCAAAGACAATCTCCTTGACATTGAATCGTTCATCGCGGAATGTGTCCACAATTGTCTGCTCAACTTCAGCAACTGGAATATGCCAACCTTGTTCAGCATCATCAGGGCGTTCCCATAGACCAACCACCATGAGGTGTGGCTTCTCTCCCCCAAGTAACCATGCAACTAACGCTGTTGAGTCATTGGAGAAAGCACCATCAAAGGCAAGAATGACATCTTCACCAGGTTCAGGAAATCTATCTTTATCTGCTAACGCTTCCCATGCACCTGTCGGTAGCCACGCAACTGAGGTGCTGACAAAACAGTTCAAACGCTTTGTGCGAAATTCAGCTTCAGGTGTGCGAAGAACTGCAGATTGCATTTCCTCTTTATCGAGCAAGTCACCAAAACCAGGGTTTGCTTCTTGCCATAAATCTAAATTACGGTGATCACCTTCAGGCGCTTGTGGCTCCCACCATGAGAAAAAGAATGAAGGGTCTTTAGCTTCACCCTTAACAACCTTTTGGCCGTACTGATAGAGCGAGTAGCAAAGAGAGTCTTGACCATTGCTTTGCGTTTTAACGCCCGCTGTTGTGATGCCAAGGAGAAGTGAATCGGCTCTGGCACCACCAGCGAGTGAAAGCACATTCCAAAGTTCCCACGATGGCTGCGCGTGAACCTCGTCAAAGATGACAAGCGGTGAAGGGTTCAAACCTTCTTTCGAATAGGCTTCGGCAGACAGTACCCGATAGACGCTGCCTTTATCCTTGAATTCAATCGCGTCGCGGTAAAGAGTGAACATCGAGGAAAGTTCCTCGTCCAACTCAATCATCCGCTTGGCAGTACCAAACACAATGCGTGCCTGGTCACGGTCTGCAGCGCACGAATAGATTTCTGAGCCGTTGCCACCAAGAGTTAAACCAGCCAAGCCCATTGAAGCGGCAAGTGCTGATTTTCCATTCTTGCGTGCCATGCCAACGAGGGCTGTGCGGTGGCGAAATCTGCCATCTTCACGGCGAGCAAGTGTGTGGCGTAAAAGTTCGCGCTGCCATCCACGCAGTTCAAGCAACTTGCCTGCAGGAGATGCCACCGAGTCTTTTGTTACACGGCAGACTGCCTCGGCAAAGTTTGCATACAAATCACCATCGCCGCGTTCCTGATCTTCAATCGGAACATCTGTCAACCAGCGCGGCGGCCATCCTGGAATATCAGCCATTTTTCTTTTGCGCTTCAAGTAAGGCTTCTAGTTTTCCCTTAGCCTTAACTTCAGCGACCCCCAGTTTGCTGCGATCAGCTGGTGTTAGACCCAGCAATGAAAGCAATTTAACAATGTCGTTCTCAACTGTGTTGAGCATAGAAAATAATGGGTTTGCGTAGGCATAGCCTTTGTCCGTGTAAAGAACATAATTGTTGCCTGAAAGTTGCTCACGCAAAATGTATTTCTTTTCCATCTTCTCGCAAAGCTCAATGAGTAACTTGGCATCACTGGTTGCAACCCACGGCGCCATCTCACGAATCTCAAGCCACAGTTTTTGACCCGCTTCAGAAAGATGCAATGGTGCATGTGAAACTTGAGGCAGTGCAATGATGTTTGCAAGGTTGGGCAACTTTTGCTTGCCAGGGTTTCCATTACGGCGCTTTACTTCATTTGGCTTTGGTGGTGGACCTGACATTGCTTACCTCGTTATGTTAAGAATTTATCGCCCCCGATAAATTGACTGAATCAATTATGTTCATCACGCTGCTCACTGGGTCATCAAACTTCTTTAACTTCTTAGGTGAGCGAGCGAATCGCTTACCTGTCATTGTGAAGTAACGACCAGTTGCATAAATCTCAACACCGCCATCGCCTACTTGAAAACGGCGCCCGCTAAATAAGGTGGCTTTGGCAATAATGTGGATGCCATTACCTGAAGGTGAAAGTTCAATATAAGTATCTGCAAAGACTGCGACGATTGCCTGCGCCCAATCTTTTAACTTGCCATCGGCAAAGGCGTTGTCCAGGTCGATGCCAATGATGCCGTCACCGTTAAAGACGAAACCCATTCCAACGCCCGCCTGTGAATCTTTGGCATGTTCGTAATAAGCCCAGCTTGTTGCGTCGTTAACCTTGGCGCAGTCATTCCAAATGGTCAAAGGAATCTTTGAGCGTGAGTATCGAATCCAGCGCCTGCGATCAGTTAACTCTTGCGGAAAAGGTTTGCGGTGTGATTGCACACGGCAACGGGTTGAACAAAAAATTGCATCGCGTCTTGTGAGCGCATGCAGCTCTTGGCCGCACTCAGCACATGCGGGAAATTTCATGTTCACATCATAAAGCACGATGTAACGGATAAATGCGTTTGACCTGCACTTTTATTGTTTGCGCAAATTAAACAAAGCCGTGTAAGCCGTTTTGCTGGGTTTTTAGAACTTTCAGTTCATAGTTTATCAAACCGCAAAACTAAGGTCTCTACGGGGCTCCTACGCCCCTCAAAACCCCACTACAACGAAACATCGGCGATGCGTGTTTTGGGGACATCGGGGTTGCCAGTTCACGCGACCCTGCAACTTTAGGGGTGTACCCAGAGATGCCTGGGGGCCTATCCGTTGCCTTTGCGTGAATTGTGAACACGACACAGCACCTGCAAGTTGCTTAACATCATCCGCAAGTGGGGCGCATCGCTCAATGGAATTATGTGATCAACTGTTAAATCTTGATTGGTGCAACCTTGCACTGAGCAAAATGGCTGCTGTTGCCTTAACGCTTTACTTAACTTGTTCCACTCGTAATCGTAGCCTCGGTCTGCCCTACTAGGGCGGCCCCTCTCCTTGATGCGTTGACATTCCACACATCGTGAAGCACGAACGATTCGACCACATCCAGCGCAAGGTCTAGGCAACATCGTTTGAATCCCATGTTTCAATGTATTCAATTGCCTTGCTTAATAAACTCTTATCTTCTTTCAATGCGCCCAAACCCGTGTTACACATACGACATAACAACGCACGCACTTGGTAAGTGTTGTGGTTATGGTCAACTGCTAATCGCTGACCATTTTCAATCTCAGTCTTTCCACACAATGCACAACAACCACCTTGAGCATTTAACATCTCATCGTATTGCTTATGAATCTGCCTGATGACTTTTCTGTGTGCATTTCTACATGGACTACAAATCGGGCGATAGCCGCTTGCATTGTGTCGTGACTTGCTAAACAAACTCAAGTCTTGTTCTATCTTGCACTTTGAGCAAAGGCGTTTAGTCGTCATCCTCGTCATCAAGAGTTTCAAGGCCAAGAGAAGCTAAACGATCTTCCATTGGTAACGAAAGGTATGAGTCCAGTGTTGACTTCACTGCGCGTGACAAAAGTGATTCGATGTCATCAAAGGAAAGGTTTGCATCAGTCAACATCTCAGTTGATACATCACCGATGTTGATGCGAAGTTCTAGCATTTTGAAACCTCAATCCTCGCATCTAATAGTTCATCAATGAATTTATCAACGATGTGCTTTTTGGAATCTATGGATGCGCGACGAGATAGGTTTGCGTGAAATAACGCTTCATCTATCTCGCTTAATGTTTCAGTGCTTACATCCATATTCTTTGCCAATGAGAAAAGCCCACCTGTGAGGGCGGGCTTTGAGTTGATACAACAACAACTGCTAAGGCGAGGCTACCACGCAGGGTGTGCAAACTCGCAACTCGTTTTACCAACTCTCAAGCACTTCTCAATGCGACTATCTCGCTGATGTCATAAAGCTGACCCTTGCGAGAAATCTGATTGGCTTTGATGATCTTCCACACTTGTCGCTCTGACACTCCACGCCATAGTGCGATGGCTTCGACATCAAGGTAAAACTTCTTGCTCTTGTTGGTCATGGCCAAAGCAATGAGGCGAAGAAGGCTCCATTCGTTCTTGCATCCAAAGCACTTCACATCGCCCAACAAGAAGTCGGCG